GTTTAAATATTTTATTATTAGTTTTTGAGGCAGGTAAAGTAAAAGTTTTAGTAAACTCAGTAAATATTTTGGCAACATCTCTGACATTTTGTATTGTTTGAGTTATAGAAACTGATTCATCTTTAAATAAATCAACTCTTGTATCTTGAATGTATAATTGGACTTTTTGCATTATCTAACATTATTTATATAATTTGCAGCCAACTCAAATTCCATAGTGTATTCAATCAACTTGTCATTTAATTTTGTTTTTTTTCTGAATGAAGAAGTTTTTATTGTCACAGGTTTAACCACATCATTGTTTGGATTTGTTTGCGAGTCATCTGAAATCCATATTTGTTCTGACAATAATAATTGCTCAAACCAAGCATTAGTCCATTCAGGATAATAGCCTGAGCTTAAACTTAAAGTTTGATTTGCTGTCGTGTTAAAAGGCGTGATCATGTGATTGTCAACATCATAACTTCCTGCTGCTGTTAATATACTTCTTTGATAAGTTTCTGATTTTTTATTTATTGTTTCTGTGTCTTTTAAGAAAAACCACAACTCTTGAATAACTCCATATTTATTAACAAATCTTACTTTATGACCATATCCATATTTAGTACAATCTATTCTAACAATGTTTAATTGTATTCCTGCATTAGTTCCTGAAGCAACTGTACTTTGAGCACCAAATTTATAGTATTCAGCTAAGCCATTTGATTTTATTAATGGCACATAACCCTGATAACCTGTAGGATAATAAACATAATATTTATCTGTTGTGCCTGTAAAATCAGGATCAAAATCAATAAGCCAAGTTGGAATTGATGGGACTACTGTTGGGTTTGCACCCTCCATGAATGTTCCATAACCATCATAACCTGTGTCTGCAAATGCTGCTGAATTCAAAGCTGCACCACTTCCATCTGTTGCAGCATGAGAACTTAAAGCTATAACAATTGAAATTGTTGGACTTGATGGAGTAGCTGTATATTGAATGTCAATATAATCTCTGCATAATTCTGCAACCTCAAAAGCAACCACTTGACTTCCTGAACATTGTTTTACAATTGTGTATCTCAATGTGCCATCAATAGTGATTGTCATTTTTGCACTATTAGCGTTTGCATGAGATGTGAATGATTTATATTGAGGACTTCTTAATACTATATTTGCCATGTCTTATTTGTTTATTAGTGATATTTGTGCTCTTACATCATTAGCAAATGACTCTAACAATTCACTAGGTAGTTTTTTAAATTCTTTTCTAAATGCTTTGGAGAAAAATAAGGTGGGTTTTAGTCCCTGAGCAAATATTCTTTTTTGCAACCAAAAACCTATTGTTCTATAATTGCCTTTCGCAAATCTTCCTTTTTCATCTCTAAATCTTATATTTTTTCTTTTTGCCCATTGCATCAAAGGTTGCATTGGTGGATATTTTGATTTATAAGAAAATTTATTTTTTATTCCATTTGCACCTGTAAATAAAGAGTTTGTTGATCTTCCTTTTTGTCTGCCTTTATATTTGATGCCTGCCCTTACTCTTTTGCCACCCTGCCTTTTGTATTTATAGCTTGTTGCAAGACTTGGCTTTGCACCCCATACTCCTGCATCCTGAAACATACCATAATCTTCCATGATAAAATCTAATAAGAAAGCATTTTGTTCAGGTGTTAATTTTGATTTTAAAGAATTAAAAAGGTTTCCACCTCCCATGTCATTCTTTTTTAAATTAACTTTTGCAGAATTAATTACAGCTTCTCCAAATTTTTCTAATGTTTCTTTGACCTCTTTATATTCCATTAGCAAATTGTTATATCATTATAAATCACAATATCCATTGTCGCAGTCCATCCTGCTAACTCGTTTTCAAATCTATCATAAAAAGGCTCGCAGTTTGGATCACCTATTAATTGGTATTTATCTCTGTGCAAATCTCCTTTTCTGAGTGTCATTATAAGTTTATTTAAAACAGCAAGCTGAGTGTTTAATATATCCTGCTCTTCATTGTTGCCAATAAAAATATCTGTTGTTTCTTCTTTTCTTCTGCTTACAACATCCATTGCTAATATTGATATATTGAAGTTTAAGGTTTGCTCAGTATCTGTAACGCTGTTTATTATAATGTGGCTTATAGGAAATATGTCTTGTTTTTGTAAATTGACATTGCTTAAATTTCCTGTGGTCACAGTATTGACATCAACATTATCTAATAAAGCATTTTTAATAGTTTCTGTTAATTGATAAAAACCTCTTATTCCCTGATTGCTCATTTTTTTATTTTATTTTTTATTTGTTTTGCTTCAAGATCGTTCTTCTCTTTTATATATTCCAACATCATCAAACATTCATGAGCACTTAACTTAGTGATATGTTTAAATCTTCTAATATCCCCTTTAGAGAGTGTGAAAACTGCTTGATACCATCCCCATTTAGAATTAAATCCTCCTGCTGCTGAGAGGGTATCTTGCTGTACTCCTTCTCCAAATAACGATTCATAACTATTGACAAGTCTTTCCCTAAATGATAGAAAAAAAAAACTGAAGAAATTACTGCATCTAAAGGCATATCTAATAATTGATCCTTTGTGTTTACATCATATTTTTCAATTGTATATCTATTGCCTTTTTTACTTTTTATAGGTCTATATAAAACATTCATTGCTGTGTGTATGTTTTCCCAATCTCCTAAATATGTGTCAAGATCAATATATTCTCCAAAACTCATCTCATCTAAATCAGGAATAAAACCATATTCAACGCCATTTAAATTAAATCTTGTGACCAGGTCAGGTTTTTGAGTAAACATTTCTCCAAGAATTGCTGTAACTCTGTCTGCATCTGCAAACTTTATTTTTAAAACATTTTCATGACTTACTTCACAAAATATCTCAATCATTTTGACCTGCAGAAACCTCTCATCAACATCTTCAACATTTAGTTTTACAAATTTTTGATATTTTCTCAGAGTTATTTCTGAGAGTTTATTAGGAATATTTAATCTCGCTTTCATATTATATACTTATATAACGAAAGTTAAGATAAATTTTAGTAAAAAAAAAAAGGAGGGAAATAACAGTGAGTCACTGTTTGTTATTATTTGTAAACCCTCCTATCCAAACCACAAATTATAATTGACTAAGCTATAATTTAGGAATGGTATACATCAAGATGTTCTTGGACTGCTTCTTCTGCAGCCTCTACAATTCTATTAGTTAATATGTGAGAAACATCAGGATTATGCTTGCAATATATCTCCTCGCCATCTTCAGTTGTATAAGATAACAACTTGATTGCTAATATTTCTAATCTGTCAGGATCAGGAGGTTGCAGCCAGTCTCCCATGAATGTTGCTTTCTCAAAATAATATTCTATCTCAAAAGAATATTCATCATAAGTAAATTCCATTTCAGATTTCATAGGCTTGATTTTTTTCTGTTAATTCTTTTAATTCTAATAAGGCTTTGTTCTTTGCATACCTTTCATCAGAAAAAGCTGTTTTATGATTGTGCAAATCATCCTGCAGCCTGATCACATAAAGCGTTACTTCAATTAATGCTTTTGATAGTTTTTTAATTTCAGGATTGTCAGGTTTTAGCTCTCGCCATTTTTTGACTAAGCCTGTGCATAATAGCATATTGCTATAATATTTTAAATCTTCTAAGTTGTCAATTTTGTCTTGCATTGTTTTACATTATGTTATACAATATAGATTTAGCCTCCATGATTTTATTTTCTAATTCTTTTTGTTTTGTAGAATCAGAGCAATACCATAAAGCTAACTCTAATTTTTTAATTTGATTTTTAAGGTCATCAGCCTGTGTTCTTTGTTTCATATACTCTAATATAACACTTATTTAGTTATAAACAAAATATTTAATAAACTAATGAATACTATATTTTCCAAAGTTAGGTCTTGATAATATTGAGTAGGTGGCGTATCTGCAGGGATCAATGATATGGTTATGCAAATCCTCAGCCACATTTATTAGTTTACCAGATTTGTCCTCCTTCCATTTATAGTTTCTAAACTCCTGGATAGCGTTGTGTGATGTGCTTGTAATATGTAATTTATATCTTTTTAATAAATCAATTCCTGCATTTACAGAATCCCTGCCTTTTATACTTGCATGAATATTATGTCCCATTTTACGCAATTCAGAAATTAATCGTGGCTCTGCAGAATCAGCATAAATAGGATGGCTTGTTAAATTTTCTGATTTTAAAAATAAATGTATGTCTGTTGTGGTCATTTGCGTTCTGTATAAATGCTCATGAATATAAAGATTGTGTTCTAAACTATAAACAGATACAAGAGTTGATGGATCATGTGTGTAGCCAAAGTCCATACCATAAGCAATTAATTTAGCCTCATTTGGTATTTCATTAACTTCAACATATCTAAATATAGTTCGCCTGGAACTTGACCTTTCACCTAAACCATAAATTTGCCAGTATTGCTCATCTGTATCTTTTAGCCTTTCAATTTCTTTTTTAATACTATCCTCTAAAAAAGGGTTGTCTAAATATGTAGTTTTATAAAACTCACAATCCTCTCTGGGTATTACTTTGTCATAAATCCAATGATACTCATCACTTGGGTTAAAATCAATTATAATTTTTTCCTGTGTTCTAAAAATGAGCTGCTGCCAATCTTCCCAATAAAGCTCATTGGCTTCATTAATAAAAAGCAAGTCCCTTTTTCGCCCTCTAATTTTCTGGCTTTGATCTAAAGATGTATGCTCAACTAAATTGCCAAAAAGGTTATATTCTGAATTTGATTTATTATGAT